TTTGTCTGCTTTCACCTGCAAAATCTTATTCTCTATTTAGGGTAAAAATATAAAAGAACACACTTTTCTAAGATTAGTAAAAGTGTGTTCTTTTATGTATTTGGACTCACTGAATAATACAAGGGTGCAAAATCAACGATTTCTGATTTTTCATTAGGAATTCTACTTAACCATATAGAGTGTTGGCAAGACAATAGCGTGTTCTTCGGCTTCGTCATCGTGTCTCCATGCCACAACAAAACGGATCTCGGCATTTTGAATTCGATATCCTTTGCTGGTAAGCACTTCCAACTGCTCTTGCGCTTTTTTAGACAGCTTAATGAGCCTTTTCTTCGTACCACTATCATCATATGACAGATAAGAGCCGTCCGCATACAGCGGTTCGCCACTTTGCAGAGAGAGGATCTTTGCTTTTCTGCCTTTAAAGAAATCCAACACAACATCCTTGTGGCCAAACTGCAGAACGATCTCGTTGGGTTCGGGATATAGTGTCATATCTTGCTGATAGGAAACACCGAGCAGAGGTTTGCCTTCCATGAAGTTACCATAATAGTGAACGGATAGATCACTCTTGGCTCGGGTGAGCGCAACATACAACACACGCTTGGCGCTATCCTTGGTGCTATCATACTGATTCAGCATTAAGTAGACCTGATCAAATTCACGACCTTTCGCCTTGTGCATCGTCGATACCAAAATTGTGTTTTTTGCATCTTCGATGAAATCATCGTAGTTGGATTCGTGAATAAACTCAACCAAATCAGACCGGTACTTAGTTTTGTTAGTGGCGGCGAATGTTTCCAACATCTTCATGCAAATACTGAGGCAAGAACTTTTGCTGTAAACGGCATTTAGTTCATTGATCGCCTTCGTCCATGCATTATCGGAAATAGTGGGGACATTACATTTGCCCAGTGCCTTCATGAAGAAACGAATCTCTGCAAGATTGAAAAGGTCAAATCCATTATTTGTTTGAATCAATCTGGCAGAAATGTTATTCCGGATCAACAGACCCATAACGCGCAATGCTTCTTCATTCGTTGCAGTCAACACGCAAGCAGTGCCACCATGGTAGTGACGTATGATATCTTCAACAATCGACACTTCCAAGTTTTGAGAACGGTGCTTTGTGATACGAACAGAACCCTGCTCTGTTTGAATGGCTTTCAGTGGATTCGTTTTCATGCGCTGCGCCAGTGTGGATGCAAAGCTGTTTGCCATTGAAACGATCAGCCGTTTGCTTCGGTAGTTATCCAATAGTTCATACCGGGCAGCACCGTAAGTATCAATAAAGTCCTTCATGTGCTGCGAGTCGGAGCCACGGAATTCATAGATATTCTGATCGTCATCGCCTACTGCAATAACGCGCATATCTTCGTTTCGCTGCATCAGCGCATGGATCAATGCTGCTTCGTGCTGGTCCATATCCTGCGCCTCGTCAATCACAANAACATTCTTTGTGATGCGGCCAATTTCCACCTCTCTGCTTTCAATCATCTTTGCGGCACGCTGGACGATATCCGCAGAGTCTTCCAGACTGCCGATTTTACCGAGCAAGTCAAAGCAGTATGAGTGGAAGGTCTTGATTTCGACATAATGCGCAGCGTTACCGATTAGGCTAATCAACCGCTGCTTGAATTCGGTTGCAGCAGAACGGGAGAATGTCAGCATCAGCAACTGCTCGTGCTTGATATCCTCCAGCAGAAGCAAAGAGGCCAGCTTATGTACAAGTACCCGTGTTTTTCCACTTCCGGGACCGGCTGCAACTACAATGTATTTGGACGCATCATCATCCACGATCTTTAACTGCGTTTCGGACAATTCGCTGAACAATTTATCATACTTACCTGGCGTAATATTGCGATTGATTTCGCCAAGGCGCGTTCCTTTGAAGTATTTAGCGATAAACTGGCGGTATTCCATGAAGAAGTAATCGTTGACAAAGGTCAATGCGTCCTCATAGTTGCGAACCATCATGTGAGCATATTCACCGACGATGTGGATCTGCTGGATCTTCAGCTTGTAATACTCGTTGAGCTGCCGATAGTCATCCTGCTTGTAGCGGATCTTGTTATCCATAACAAGACGCCGCAAGTGAAGTCCACTGTACAGCACCAGGAAGCCACCTTCCAGATCCATGGCGCCAATCTTGGCAAGATACAACAGCGCATTTTGCACATCTTCCATGGATGCCTCGAAACTATCCATGCGGATCTCGTCGCGATCATTGAATGCCTGCCGGATTTTCATTAAAGAAAATACTACAGGGACATTTTCGCCAGCGCTTTGTGTTTCTGCAGCCAGTTCAAAGAGATACAGCACAATGAAATGAGCCAAATCAATCCGTTGTTGGTATTGCCGTTTCATAGTGGGCATATCAATCACAGGACACATAATGGTCTTGGCATCTGCAACATTGACATCCTTTTTGACATACCGACGAATCGTCCAGTAGTAAATAATTGTTTTGATATCTTTGATGGTTGCTTTGTCGATTCCTGCGTGAATCGCATCATCATTAACTTCTTTATACGAGAAATCAGATGGCGTGACCAGCAGACGATCGATCAGGAAAGATTCAAGCTTAGCGAAACGTGATACAATCTGTGCGGATTTGTTTTTACTGTCTGCCCTGCGGATAAATGCGGAAAGGTCCATAGAATCAGCTAACAGGCCTTCTTCGCGCAGCAAGTTGATGGAGGCAACAACATCCTCTTTTTCCAATCCAAGTTTGTCAGCCAAGTAATCGATGCGGGCTTCCGCATCATCGTTACCTGCCTTGGAGATGCTGCGGCTGGAAATCAACGATTTCATAATACGTTTGGCATTTTGCCGCTGCTGATCATTAAAACGCTGAGATTCCTCCAAACGGGCCGCTGCCTCCGCCATGCTATCAACCAGGATGCTGGTAGCATAGATTCTAGGCACATTCTTGCCCCGCTCCACATAACCGGCATTCTCCAATGCCGCAATAGCAGTGCGCACACGGGTTTCTACATCGGCGGTAGTATCATCCCAGCCTGCCTGCCGCGCGATTTCCAGCGCAGATCGGCTGACCGTCGGATGGATTCGTGTCAGATCCTTAATGGCTTTCCAAACCTGCTGGATCTCGCTCATACTGAGCTTGGTTTGATTCAGCAAAATAAAATGCTTGTCCAGGTCTTCGTCGTTGAATAGCACAAAGCAATCTGCCTGTAACGATTGGTCACGGCCGGCACGGCCTGCTTCCTGAACATAGTTTTCCAAAGAATCGGAAATGTCGTAATGCACAACAAGACCAACATCTTTTTTATCAACACCCATGCCAAAAGCAGAGGTGGCAACAATGATGCGTACCTGGTCTTTCAGAAACGCCTCTTGGTTGGCAACCTTTTCGCTGCTTTCCATCTTGCCGTTATACGGAAGCGCTGGGAAACCATCGTCTGTCAGTTTCTGCGCAATCTGGTGCGTTCTCTTAACACGGGACACATAGACGATAGTGGGACAATTCTTTTGCTGGATCAGGTTACGAAGTTCTGCATATTTCTCATCATCATTTTCTTTGTAGATAACGGAATAGTGCAGATTGGTTCTGGAGGCGTTCGTGGTATACAATTCGAGATCAATATCCAGCTTTTGCTTGAAATACTCGCAGATATCACTGATGACCTTCTGCTTGGCCGTAGCGGTAAAGCAGGAAATTGCAATCCGATCTTTCTGATTCTTTTTCTCTTGCAGATTGCGAATAAAATCCCCGATGTACAGATAGTCCACACGGAAATCTTGACCCCAAGCAGAGAAACAGTGAGCTTCGTCGATAACAAAGCGAACAACATTCCGGGAAAGAAGCAATTTTTCGATAGAGTTGGAGCGCAGAGATTCCGGAGAAATGTAGAGAATAGAGGCTAGACCACTCTCGACTCGTTCCATCGCTTCTGCCCGCTCAATGGGGCTCAGCAGACCGTTGATCGTTACTGCATCCGCGATTCCTCGTTCGGCCAGGTTGTCCACCTGGTCTTTCATCAAGGATTGAAGCGGAGAAATAACAACGGTCAAACCGCGTGCAGTTTCACCTGCAATCAACGCAGGCAGCTGGAAGGTGATGGATTTGCCACCGCCGGTGGGAAAAATAGCCAGCAAGGATTTTCCTTGCACAGCTGCGCGGGCAGCATTTTCCTGCAAGGGTTCGCCGTTATAGGTTCTGAAGGAATCAAAACCAAAGATATCCTTCAACCGTGCCCGCACATCCAGTTTCCGGCTGCAGTATTCGCAACCATCTTCGCAAGGCGTGCTGCGAAGCAGACGGATGACATTGTTGATCCGGGGATAGTTACGCAGTACCCATGCTGGCGTGACAGAATGGCGGTCATTGGTGTTGATCAATGCCAGGGTATATGCCAGTTCAACGGGCACTTTGCGGATCAGCAAAGCGATGTCTGCGCTGGTACAAATCTTGCCATGGAAATAATCACGAATTGCTCGTTCCGGATCCAACAGAGGAGCTTTGTTCAGATAGTGGAAAAAGCCATAAAATTGCTTGGTGTTGCCCAACAGAGAACAAAAAATCTGCTGCAACTTACGAGGGAGTCTGCGGTAGGCGCTAATTTCATCATCAAACAGTGCTTTTGCTTTTACGGAATCGTTCAGCGGATTGTTGACAGAATCGGATTGCAGTTTGTCATCCTTCACTAATGCGTGATACGGGCGCATGGGGAAGAGAAGAGGAGAAAGGCACAGTGTGTCAATAGCGATGTAATTTGGAATCGCAGCCGCAATGTGCTCATTCATATACTGCAAATCATGTGCAATGATATTATGGCCGCAGACATAGCGGTGTCCTCTGATAAAGGCGCTAAAAGTTTTTGGGGAGGGATTATGTAGTTTTGTGCCATCGTCACGAAGCGCGCCAATGTCAAGAATCTGTTTGGTTTCCGGGTTGATCTCTGTGTCAAAGAAAACGATCTTGCTCAAGTACATATTCCTCCCTTCTTGGCTAGAATAACGGCATATAATTACCACAAGTATAACGAGATACGTACATAAAAGCAAGATTCTCTATGAAATATCGCCCTATTTGTGATAATATTGGAGAAAATACTCAATGGAGGTGTACATATGACAGAACTCGAGACCATCCAACGGGCGAAAATGTATATGGACAAGCTTGCAAAAGGAATTAATCCCATAGATGATACCCCAGTACCAGAGAACGATGCCATCAATAATGTTCGACTTTCAAAGTGTTTTGCCTTTGTCTCGGATGTTTTAAAAAGGATTGTTGAAAATGGCGGTATGCCTCAGCCTGCTGCGATTGCTTCTGCAAAAGCGGCCTTCTATTTGCCTGAATTACGTAAGAGGGAATTCGCGTTTTCTGATGAACCTATTCCCATCAGCGAAATTGCCAAGCGGATCAATTCGCTGATAGATGTGAATGCTATGGATAAAATCACTTATCAGCAAATTCGGGCGTGGTTGGCTACTAATGGCATACTTGAAGATGCCGCCACCATCAGTGGAGGGCGTACTAAACATCCTACCGAATTAGGAAAGAGCATGGGCATCTTCGTTGAGAAAAGAACTGGTGCTGACGGCGAATATCAGGTTGTTCTTTATAACAGAAGTGCTCAGCAATTTATTCTCGACAATATAGAAGCAATGAGTCCTATGCGCATAGTTACAGAATCGCCTGAAATGCGCGGGAAGCCGTGGACCAAAGAGCAAGAAAAACAATTGATTGATATGCATAACAATGGGGTGCCGATTCCGAAAATTGCTTNTGCTATGCAGCGAAGTAGTTCTGGTATCCGCAGTCNCTTGAAAAAGCTCGGTTTGATTACTGATTATTCTGATAAGGGATAATGCTGTAGATTCCCTACAAATTATAGGTAAACCTGCCAAGTGGAGTGGTTCCAACTGGCAGGTTTCGTTGTGCAGAGCAGTGTTACATACCTCAAAAGAGGAATCCTAGTTAGATTACTTCTGCTTGCCTTTATTCAACTCCATCATCAGCTGTGCACCGTAATGAAGGCCGTCAAGGAAGGCCTTGTACTCGTATGCCGTACAGAGGCGGCAGCATAGGTTGAAAACAGCGTTGTTGTCATCCAGGGATATGCTTTCCAACAGGGCATCCAATTCTTTGAAGCCGTTCCGTATATCCGAGGGATCGGATTCGTGAGATTCCTGGTAGGCCCGGTACAGTTGATCTAGGACAGTTTTACAATCCGGATCGCCGGTGTCAAATGGGTATGTTCGCATATAGTGCTGTAGCAGATTTATGATTGATCGCAAGTGTATCACCTCCCCAAAGTGTGTGTGATGTTAACTCCGGTGGCGGCTGTTTTCAAGTGGCTAATCTGCCCAGATTTCTTGTTTTCTATTGTGATAACGATACGGAAGAAAACGGACTTATATATAGATATATCTTCTTCCCTCTTACGAGGGGGAGGACTCCGTGTGTAGGGAAGGGCTAAAAGCCTGCCCTTCCCCACACGAACCCCGGAGTAAAAGGGATTTCCTCCATGTCAAAACTTAATATCGTTATGTTTTTGCGTCTGCCGGAAACGGTGGGCGCTTTTTTTCGTTTTCCCACCCCCAGGGGGAGTCAAATCTCTACAACCTTTTCCCTTGGTAACGGTGCCGGGGGCGTATGTAAAAAATCGCGGAAGTATTGGGTGGAATAGGCCCCGGAGAAAAAATAGATTTAATTTTTCAAAACACCCCATCAAAATGCCCTCATTTTCTGGGTATGCCGAAGGAGGTAACTTTCAACGGAGAAAAAATCAGATATTTTTTCCAAAAGACACTATACAAACCGGCCCCTTTTTCTGCGAATGGCGAAGGAGGTCACACACCGGTCTCCAAGGAGACCATCACCAATCAACAAAACAAAGGAGGAAAACACATGATTAGAAGAATTTTCTACGGTGGTAAACCCAGGTTGTCCGCTAAAGACACCGACAGCTTCTCCCGTGGCAATTACAAATGTCAAATGCTGCTCCAGACCAAGAAGGGGCAGCCTGTGGCGATCTCTCAGCACCAGGACAGGGACATCTGGAAAGTGCAGCATGGTTTCAGTACCGTGGTGTTCGCCACAAAGGGAGAGGCCCTGGCTTACTGCAAGGATCGCTTTCTGGATTTGGATGGACAGGCGGTGTAAGCCATGACCGAGATCCGATATTACCCCCTCATCGACTGCGACACTGAGGGCACGGAGAAGGTGGCCATGTTCCCCACCCTGGAGCGAGACACCGTCATGGCCACGAGCAAGATGTGGCTGGAGGAAATAGTTCCCCATTACTTCCGACTCCGCATCCGTCCAGGTGTCAGCACCAACGGCATTACCATTCGCTGCCCCCGCTGTGGCAATGCTCTCAGAGCGATCAGCGCACCCATCAATGAAACCAAGCATGAACTGTATGTCTGCAGCCACTGCACCCACAAGTAAGGAGGAAATAACTATGACACACACCATCACTCAGAATTACCTGCAGGAGTATTTCGACAAGCACGATTCCATCATCATGTACAAGCCTGACGGCACTCCAATCACCTTCACCAAGGTTTATGAGCCTGTCCTTGTGGTGAGTCCCCATGAATCCTATCGATTCACAACCCATGAGAAACTAACCGCGTTCTGCAATAAACACCACATCAGCACCCATCCCACCATCACCATCGACTAAGGAGGATATGAACATGATCACCAAGGACTACTTCGAAAAGCAGCTGAAGAAGCAGGAAACGCTGACCGTGTACGCTTATGACAATGTACCTCACACCATCGTCAAGAAGTACCACATCACCACCGCCCCCGACAACCGGATGCGCTTCAAGCTGGATTGTAAGGATCTGGAAGATTACTGCCACCGGATGGGCATCACCCTGAAACCCAAGAAGTAATACAAAGGAGGAATTATTTATGAATACCTATACCAAAATGCTGCCCCAGATTCAGAGCAAGGAATATGATACCTTCCTCTGGAATGCACTGCGTGGCAGACACAACCCCGGCAATACCAGTATCGACCTCTCTGTCAGCGCCGCTCCTCTTTCCGCCACCAGCCAGGACAAGTACGGTGCCGCCGTAAAGAAGGAAAGTCTGTTCCGCAATCTGGCCACTACCATCCTGGCATACGAGCAGGAAGACAGCATCAAGACCACCCAGACGGAGGATGTGTCGGTCTGGGTATCTGAGGGCGGCTCTGTCACTGTCACCGATGGCATGGATGACTTTGGTGAGATCACCCTGGGTCGTCACAAGTTGGTGTCCACATTCACTCTGGAGAACTCTTTCGTACAGGACAACAGCTTCCTCATCGAAGACCATATTGTTTCCCGCCTGGCTCAAAATCTCGGCAGAGCGGAGGACGAGGCCTTCATCACCGGTACCGGCGAAAATATGCCCACCGGTATTCTTGCAGAGAACGGCGGTGCTGACATTGGTGTGACCACCGCTGCACTGACCTACGAGGATGTAGTGAAGCTGTTCTTCTCTGTAAAACCCAAGTACCGCCGCAGAGGTGTCTGGGTCATGAACGATGAGACCGCCTATGCTCTGCGCACCATCAAGGATGCAAATGGTAACTATATCTGGAACCACGCCAATGACACCATCCTAGGTAAGCGTGTATACATCTCCGAGTTCATGCCAGGTGCTGATTCCGGCAGCAAGCCCATCGCCTTTGGTGACTTCCGGTACTACTGGATCGTGAACAGATCTCCTGTACAGATCCGTCCCTTGGTGGAAAAGTACATCCACATCGATTGCATCGGCTACCGAGCCTATGAGTTCCTGGACGGAAAGCTTACCCGTCCCGAGGCCACCAAGGTCATGAAGAACAACTGATCACCGCCGCCGGGAGGGGGCAACTCCTCCCGGCACACAGAAAGGATATAGCAATGACATATAAAACCATGAATCAGATCAACTTCCTGGCATCCCATGGCATGGGGTATCAGCGGATCGCCGAGCAGTTGGGTCTTTCTCCCAACACGGTCAAATCCCATTTACAGCGCCATCCTCCTCAGGCGGGATTGGTTCTGTGCCATCACTGTGGCCAGCCCGTTCCTCAGAGCCAGGGCAGAAAAGAGAAACAGTACTGCAACGATCAGTGCCGCATGGCCTACTGGAACAGCCACCAGGATGAGGTGAACAAGCAGGCCTTTTATGCCTTGTCCTGTCAGCACTGTGGAAAGGAGTTCGTCAGCTATGGTAACCGCAACCGGAAATACTGCAGCTGTCTCTGTTATGCCAACGCCAGAAAGAAAACAGCTTGAGGATCTGCTATCCCGGCTGATGCGGTACAAGGTCAGCACCACGGTTCTGAAATCATTACTTGGGGAATCGGACTACGTAAAGCCTGCGATATATTGGCCCGTAAATACGGCCTATCTTTGTGCAGTATATTCCGTTGATATGACTTGCTATTTCCCCCTATAAGAGCGAACATACACTACCCGCTTAATGATACAAAGGAGGGAAATTATGAAACGGGTCATAGAAAGAACCATACTTCCGACGCAGCCGATCCCCAAACTGACCAGGGTGGCGGCATACGCGAGAGTGTCCTCCNGTAAGGATGCCATGCTCCATTCGTTGTCCGCCCAGGTCAGTTACTACAACCGCATGATCCAAAGCCATCCCGGTTGGATCTTCTGCGGTGTGTATGCCGACGAGGCGTTAACCGGCACCAAGGACGCAAGAGACCAGTTCCAACGGTTGCTTGCGGATTGCCGGGTCGGAAAGGTGGATCTGATCATCACCAAGAGCATATCCCGGTTTTCCCGGAACACCGTCACCTTACTGGAAACAGTACGGGAACTGAAAGGTCTGGGGGTGGATGTCTACTTCGAAGAGCAGAATATTCACTCCCTCAGTTCAGATGGAGAACTGATCCTCACCATTTTGGCGTCTTACGCGCAGGAGGAAAGCCTCTCCGCCAGTGAAAATCAAAAGTGGCGGATACGGCACAATTTCAGAAACGGAATACCCTGGAACGGAACGATGCTTGGCTACCGCTATGATAGCGGCACTTTGGTGATTCACCCGGAAGAGGCAGCGGTGGTACGGCAGATCTTCAGCAGCTACCTGGACAGTATGGGTGTGATCGCCATCGCCAAGATGCTCAACAGCCTGGGTGTCCCCTCCCGGTTTGGAAATCCGTGGAGCCAAAGCAGTGTTTCCCGTGTTCTCCGCAATTATGCCTACACCGGAAATTTGCTACTCCAAACGACCTACCGGGAAAACCACCTTACAAAGTGCCGACGACAAAATAACGGGGAGTTTCCGCAATACCACATAACAGATGCCCATGAAGAAATCATCCCCCTGGAGCAATTTAACGCCGTGCAGGAGGAGATAAAGCGGCGGGCAGAAAAGCACAGCCGCCCCGGCGTTACTCCTAACTCTTATCCCTTCTCCGGGAAACTTGTCTGCGCCGGCTGTGGCAAGCACTACCGCAGAAAAATCACCAAGACCGGGCCGGTTTGGATTTGCGGTACTTTCAACACCTGGGGCAAAGCGGCCTGCNCCTCCAAGCAGATTCCGGAAAGCACTCTCGTTTCGGTGGTGGAAGAACTTCTTGGCAGTATGGATGCCTTTCCCGGTGAAATAACGGGAGTAAGAGTGGAGAATGGAAATCAACTGGTATTTCTTTATGCCGACGGCAAAGAATGCGTTAAACGATGACAAGACCGTTCCAGGACGGAAAGTTGGACAGATGAGAAGAAAGAAGCCGCAAGAAGAAAGCGGTTAGAGAGGAGAAGCACGGATGGCTAAGAATATCACGGTGATCCCGGCTACACGGAATCAGCACACCGGCATCCCCACCACAACCAAGTACAAACGCCGTGTGGCCGGTTATGCCCGTGTGTCAACCGACAGCGAAGAACAGCAAACCAGTTACGAGGCCCAGGTGGACTACTATTCCCGGTACATCCGATCCAACCCGGAATGGCAGTTTGTGGAGGTTTACACCGACGAGGGTATCTCCGCCACCAACACCAAAAAGCGAGACGGCTTCAACCGCATGATCCAGGATGCTCTAGACGGCAAGATCGATTTGATTCTGACCAAGTCGGTCAGCCGCTTTGCTCGCAATACCGTGGACAGCCTTACCACCGTCCGCAAGTTGAAGGATGCCGGTGTAGAGGTCTATTTTGAGAAAGAAAACATCTGGACATTAGACAGCAAGGGTGAGTTGCTAATCACTATCATGTCCTCCCTGGCACAAGAGGAGAGCCGATCCATCTCTGAGAATGTCACCTGGGGTCAGCGGAAACGGTTTGCTGACGGCAAGGTTACGATGCCCTACCGATCCTTCCTTGGTTACCGCAAGGGTGCCGATGGCGCACCGGAAATCGTACCGGAGGAAGCCGAAATCGTAAAGCGGATCTACGCACTGTTTATGCAAGGCAAGACCACCGGCGCCATTGCGAAAACCCTCACCGCAGAGGGCATCCCCACACCCGGCGGCAAGCAGAAATGGGCGGTTTCCACCATTGAGAGCATTCTGAAGAATGAGAAATACCGGGGAGACGCTATTCTGCAGAAAACCTTTACAGTAGACTTTCTGCAGAAGAAAATGAAACCCAACGAGGGCGAGGTGCCCCAATACTATGTACAGAACAGCCACCCGGCCATTATTGAGCCGACAGAGTGGGATTTGGTGCAGGCAGAGATGGCTCGGCGTAAGGAACTGAAACAGCGGTACAGTTGCCACAGCGTATTTGCCTCGATGATCTTCTGCGGAGAATGCGGTGGGTATTACGGTTCTAAAGTGTGGCACTCCACTGATAAATACCGCCGGGTGGTATGGCAATGCAGCGATAAGTTCAAGGGTGACCATNNCTGCGGCACACCCCACTTGACGGAATCTCAGATCCAGGAATTGTTCCTTCGGGCATTCGGCAAAGNGGTATCCTTACGGGATATCATTTTGGAGGATTGCCGCCTGGTACAGAAACAACTTTTCGATTGCACAGAATTGGATCGGCAACAGCAGACCCTTGCGGAAGAGATGCGGATGGCGGCGGATATGGTGCGACACTGCATTGAGGAGAATGCTTTGAAGGTGCAGGATCAGACAGAGTACCTACAGCGGTATGAGCAGTACACCTGGCACTACGAGAAACTAAAGAAGAAATATGATGCCCTGGAAAACGAGCGGCAGCGGAGGAAGGAACAGCAGGATCGGCTCGGTGCCTTCATTTCCACGATGGAGCATACGCAGACAGTGCCGATTGCGTTTGATACTGATCTTTGGTTGGCCACAGTGGATCATGTGACGGTACATAAGGACACAGTAGTTTTCACCTTCAAGGGCGACATGGAAATAACCGAGAACATTTAAGAAACGGCCCGGAGCCTGGGATACCACCCAAGTTCCGAGCCGTTCTCTCTTACTCATATAACGGTTGGGGTATAAATCAACGCAAAGTCTATCCGCAAACCTGTATCACCAGGAAATCACTCCCTGGGGAATGTAAAAAGCGACCGCATAACGGTCGCATAGGTGCATCGCATTTCAAAACCCTTGTCCTGCAAGAGGTTTTAGGCAAAAATAAAACGGACGAAACTACGAAATTGTATCATAGTTTCGTCCGTTTATGGTGCGGATAAGAGGACTTGAACCTCCACCGAATTGCTCCGACTAGAACCTGAATCTAGCGCGTCTGCCAGTTCCGCCATATCCGCAGGACTTATA